ACAGTAGAACAAATTAAAGCGGAAATACTATTAGCCGGGAAAACGCTAGCCGGATTACAACGGCTGCTTGAAACAAAGCGACAATCCGAACTATCAAAACGTCTCACATTCGGCGACCTGAAAATAGGTGATAGATATTACAGATTGGAAGATGAATATGTTGATGCCGACGGCGATCTTGCCCGCCGGGTCAAACGAATGAAGGTTTCCGATGCAGCAGCGGTATGGATTTCGGATTCAGGGCAAATACAATTTTTCAAATATCCAGGACGTGATAGGTTGGTTGTTCATACGAACTCGGATGGACAGGAAATTTCTCGAATTAAAAATGAAATTCCGCTCATATCATAAAATTGTGAATTCATAATATCTTCATCAAATTAGTTTGGGTTACTCGACATCTTATTGTATATTGATCATAGTTGAAACAGTAACAAAATAAAAGAAGAAAATGAAATCAATTTTTAGATCAGACACAAAGTCCACAACCATTGAAATGATTCAATGTAACCTTCAGCAATCAACAGCTATTGTTGAGTTTGAATTAAAGCAAACTGCACCATTACCATCGAAATTTGCCGTAGTATCAATTGCTACCGAAGATGAAGCAATCACAGTTCGTTCAATGATTGGCAGTAATGGTTTAACTGAACGTCTGCGTTTTCGGTTTACTGGAGATGGTATTGAAATCGCAGGTAAAACGTACACACCTAGGCAGATTCGAGAAGCACTAGATTCATTAAACGTATAACAACACAATGTCAGCCGACACGTTCGCAGTTTATCCAAAACACTAATTCGATGCAACCAACGATAAAGTGGTATACATTCAATTCATTTTTTGCACAATGGTCAGCTGGGAAGTTTGGTGACCAGAGATTGGGACAGGCATTTATAAATGAACATATACCAGCGAAATCCGAACCTGATCCTGAACTGTATTATTGCGAAGATATTGAAATTTCTGTTACAATGATTCGTGATAAATACGTTGATTGGAATTAATCAATTCATAATATCTTCATCAAAGTAATTAGGAATATTAACAAATTTATTGTATATTTATCTATACGAAACAGTAACAAAGACAAAGATAAAGAAAATGATTGATTTTAACGTTTCATCCGGCCGATTGTTCATATCCGACCCGAGTTATACACCAAATGATGAATCACTGGCTGACATTGTTGGCAATGAAAAAGCCAAAAATGGACAGTGGAGTGCTTGGTGTGAGTATGAAGAAAGCGAAGGGCGTGTAGCACAATTGCACGCATATATTCCAGTAGCACTTAACGGGTGCATTCGAGAAAAATTTATTACGGTTGGAGTTGATTCGGGACAAATGGGAATTTTTGATTCTAACAAATGGGAAGATTCGAATGAATATTCCGGCACAAAATTCCATAATAAATTTGATTCTTTCGGTTCTTCATTATGGTACGATGTATGTTGTAATATTACATGCAATACCGATGAAGAACAAGAAAACAAAAGTTTCGGTAACATGGATGGTGGAGTTGTTTGTTCAACTGGGTATGGAGATGGTTCATACGATTGTGTTCTTGGTTTCGACAAAGATGATTTTCTGGTTTCCGTATCAATCACTTTCATTGAAGAAGATGAAGATACGTGCTGGAGTTGCAGTTATTTTGTTGACAACTGCGTTTGTGGTGATGATTGTGAAAATTGCGGAGAATCAGAAGATTATTGTTCATGTTGCCATGATTGTGATGAAGCAAACAACGGATCCTGTACTTGTGATGATGAATAATATTAATCAATTGATTCATTAACACTTCATATAAAAAACGAACGTTTTCGAAATTAGTTGTATATGTATATACACAAAAGGGAACGAAAGTTTTAGTTCTTTAAAATAATGATAATCGGGTTGTTTGGGATCCAATCTCTTCGGAGATAAAGAATATGACATCGCAAGGTGTTGAAAGGGCGTAGTCTACACTATCCCGCCAGAGTTTACTTTGGTTCATCTAAACAAGCGTACGCTTTACATCTGGTCGACAGATGTTCTCCTGTAACGGGGAAGTAAAGAGAAAAGTATGTATGTTAAGTCTTTTGACAAAGATATGAATTTGGCTAACAGTGGAATTCAGAATAGAAGTGGGAACTTCACCTAGCATAATCCAACATATGAACTCTAATAGAGTAAGACGTAGATTGAAGTCTGAGCATCACCAATGTAAAGGCAGAAAATCAATATTAAAGGTAAACGGGTTATTTAGATAATCCTAGTAATCTTGAAATATCGCACAGTAGGGTTGGTAGCCCGAAACGTATAAAGGCGTGTTGTATTCTGTATCTCAAACGGATATGGAGCGACTGGTGAAGCACGCCTTAGTAGAAACACAAAATAGCTTAGTGGTTAAGCATTTTCTTTATCAGAAAACATCGGTGGTTCAATTCCATCTGTGAAACGCAAAGACTTCACCGGTAGTAACTAATCAAATTGCCTAATCCTTCACCATTTATGGAATGAAGGCTTATTGAAACTCGCAAGGTTGACGTAAGTTGATTGAAATCTGCATCCAATCCCATCGCTGGGACCAACTGCTCGCAAGGTAGGGAGAAGGACGATAATCGAGAATGGTTACTATGACAAGTGAATGGCCTCACTTTATAAAAAGGCGGCAATGTTGCTAGACATATTCGATGAATATGTGGATACGTTCTTAACGATAGGGTCGCACCGACTCGGTACGGGAACAAAGGTAGTAATGGAATATACGTAATCTCAGTATACAATTTGCGGAAGAAGAGTTAATAGAACTCGCCTGGCTACCAGTTAGGAGAAGATGGCGCGCTCCCATCCTTCCGCTCTTAATCAATCAAATGTTAAATAATTATTTAACATTAATGTTAAATAACATGTTGGGTTTGGTTCATTTTTCATGAAAAACATTTGATTGATTTGAAGGTAGTAGTCTATGGTGGGCTACTACCTTTTCCTATTTAAACAAATATAATGATTATACATCAAATTCCGAAAAGTACAGCGATTCAGTTTATACATCAATATCATTATTCCAAGATCTTGCCTAGACTCACAAAACATTATCTTGGGTTTTATGAAGATGATATATTAGTCGGAGTTGTTACATTAGGATGGGGCACACAGCCACTTGGAACGATTAATAAATTGTTTCCAAATCACAATCTGACCACACTGGATTACTTCGAAATTGGAAAGATGTGTTTTCTGCCTGAAAAAAACCAATCTAATTTTGGGTCTCAGGCAATGGCTCTTCTTATTAAATACATAAAGGCAAATCTGAATATTCAGTTTCTCTATACATTGGCTGATGGAATAATGGGTAAATGTGGATACGTTTATCAAGCCTCCAATTTCAAATATTTGGGGTACTTTAAGACCGATGTTTATATGGATAAGAAAACAAAGGAAAAGGTACATCCAAGAAGTGCCAGAAAGTTATGTGAAGAAAACGCAATCTTTTCGAAAAGAGAAAAGATATTTTGGCTAACACATGATTTTTGTGAATCAAAGGGTATTGACAGAATCCGGGGATTAATGTTTCGGTATATGTACCCATTGAATAAACAAAGTAAACGCATACTTAATTCATATGACGCTTACAACAATAATAAAAATCCAAAAGAAGGAGATTTGTTATTTGAAGTTAGGTCAACTAATGGAAAGTATGTTGAAATAGACCAACCAGAATTCAATATGAATGAATTTGGGCATAATTACCAAAAGTGGGGAAGTAATTCTTCAAATAAATTCTTTACAGGAGTATAAATGGACTGGACACAATATTTTATTAACATTGCCGAACAAGTAAAGTTAAAATCGAAAGACGAAAGCACCCAAATCGGGGCTGTTATTGTTGGGTCGAATCATCAAATTATATCAACTGGATATAATTCATTTCCAAGAGGAATTGATGATAATGTATCTGAACGACAGGAAAGACCTGAAAAGTATTTCTGGTTTGAACACGCAGAAAGAAATTCTATTTTTAATGCAGCATTGACTGGTGTATCTACTAAAGATTGTACCATATACCTTACATGTGGCTTACCCTGTGCTGATTGTGCAAGGGGTATCATAAGTGCCGGTATTTCTAAAATAGTGTGTGTGACAGGAGCAGGAACATCAAATGAAATATGGAAAGAACACTTTAGAGTATCCAAACAAATGCTTAAAGAAGCAAATGTTGAAGTTGTGTTTCTTGAATACGATTTAGATGGGACGGTGCATATATGCGGTACTCGTGACCCAAAGAGAACTATGAATATTAAATGAATAAAAAATAATGAATTGGATTTTCGGAATATTAATCGTATTATTAATAGTAGGGGTTGTGTATTTATACACAATAATAGATGCGTTGACTAACACGGCTACTAAAATAAATAATGATTTAAATAAGGCTAATACAGCAGCCAATGGTAATTTTAACACGTTGCATAATGCATCGAATAAATTTATCAGAGATTTAAGGGCAACCAATATGAAAGTTGCTAGATTGGAAACGGGAGTAAAACGAATGAATAATGAAAACAAAGGAAGATCAGAAATATAATTCAATTATGAATGTTAGGAACTTTTCTAAAAGTTGCGAATTGCTTGGACCTAATATTACAAATGAATTACTTGATTTAAAATGTATAGTTACTGAAAAGATTCACGGTGAAAACTTTAGAGTCGGAGTAACCGAAACCGGCGATCCGTTTATTGGACAGCGGAATCAAATATTTTATGTAATGTACACTGGAGATATATCTGAACCGACGTGGGTCGGGCAATCAGCCCATCCAAATTGGAATAAATTGACGAGTGCAGCACGGAATAAAATTGATAAACTTTTGGGAGTTTGCGTAATGAAGTTCGAAGAAACAGGCACGGGGTTTGTGTTCTTTGGAGAATTATGTGGCAACGGGTTGAAAACTGGATTTACTTACCCTTGGGACGGGCTGTCTGTATTGTACTTCGATGTTCTATTTAAAGAACGGGATGAGGATGCTCACTATCTCGCCCACCGTGATGCGTACTATTGGATGGATTATTTTAACGTACCAAGAGTACCGGTTGTAGCGACCCAAAATACAATACGAGAAGCATTAGCGCTAGACGTTGAAGCAATGAAATCAGAAGTTACAGGTGACGGGTTTATTGAGGGAGTAGTAATCAAACCCGTAGATAGATTACTGGTTAATGCTATTTGGCATAGCGATCATCGTTTGATTATCAAACATAAAACAGAGCGATATTCAGAAGAAGCACATAGAAAAGTAAAAGTTACTGTTGCTGATATTAATTCTCCATTTTGTGAGTTTGTCACGATTGCTAGGATTGAACATGCAATTGAAAAAATAGAGGAAAATGGTAATCCAATTGAATACGAAATGAAAGACATGCAATATATTCGAAACGAAGTGGTTCAAGATATTGAGCGAGAAGAAAATAATGGATATCCATTAACACCAGAGGACAATAAAGCTTTGAATAAGTTTATACCCAAGGTTTATGCCGAATTACTTAGAGAAAAAACAAATGCCGCATTTGGAATTATTTAATCATTTTATTGATATTTATAGTAGATACAAACCGTCATATGAATGGCAATCAATATGAGAAGTAATATGTTCGATGATGAGGAATTCGATGGAGAACCGGATGGAAACGACGGGTTCGATGATCTTAATAATATGTCAATGAGTGATTTTCTAGAATACTTATATGAACATAGATTTCATTTTTTTGGATCATTAGATGAATTCGATGAATCAGTTGAATATGAACTAAAAGAAAAGCTTAGTGAATACATCGTTAAACCATCAAGTTATGCATATCAACGATTTGGGAATATGGAATATCCTATCGCTGTTTCATATGGTGAATGGGTAGTTTTTAAAAATTAGGAAACAGTGGATAATAAATTTGTTATAGATTTAAATGATGGTCGGTTGTCGGTTACATACCTGGAATCGTTAATATATGCAATTGAATCCAGTAAACCACATGGCAAAGCCGCGGATATAACTATAACATATTGGGATGGTTCGAACGTAAATAACTATGAAATAAAAATAACGGATGTTGACACTATGTTTGAACTAATTATGGATCACTTAATTAAATGTGAAGAATATGAATTATGTGATACGCTTTTAACTGTTAAAAATGATATAAAATAATATGAGTAATAAAATGATTGTATTCTCCGCGTCTTGGTGTGGGCCATGTAGAGTATATAAAGGAATATATGAACAATTTCTAGCAGCTAATGGAAATGTTCAAATCGAACGAATAGATATTGATTCAAATAAGAAATTAACCGAACAGTATAATGTTAGATCCGTACCATCTACTGTATTCTTGAGAAATGGAGTAGAAATTGGACAAATAAGCGGCGTGGTACAGCGCCGAGAACTGGAAAAAATCTTTAGTTAATAATACAATGGGAAGGACTTACAAAAAAGAAAAAAAAGAATCAAGTAACCGCCGCAAACCACACGTTGAATCGAACGTGAAATACAAAAATCAATTCATTAATGATAATATGACAAATACGTTATTGGATTTGGATGAATTATTGAAACTCGATCCATGGGAAACGGAAGAATCCGAGGATTTTGATGGAGATTCCATATGAAAACTTTAATAATCGCAGCTGTCGGGTGTTTAATGTATTGGATAATGGCTACTCCGTTCTTCGGGCACCCAGGAATACCTGAACCATATGCTCTAATTATCGCTGGAGTATTCATACTCAATCTGTTCGATGGCTGGAAGGATTAATGAAAAGAAGCGAACAGCGGTTACTTGGATGTTATGAAGCATCACATAAAAAATTATCGACAGTACTAAAATCAGTTTTTAAATTATGGCAAAGCGCGGTCGGCCGAAAGGTTCGAAGAATAAAAAAGCAATTGCTAAAGAGGAATCGGATAAATTCAAAATAAATCCGAATGCTAAAGTCTGGTATGAAATTTGGTATAAAGCCACATTTTACGGGTGGTCAAACCGAGACCAACAAGCTGGAATCATATCGTTACTACATAGTAACAGCGGCAATCTAAAGAAAGCAAAGAAGATGGATTACAATAATATGTATTTTCCTTTTCTTGAAATAATCAAACCAACGGGAACGAAAAAGAAACCCATCCACATTACTAGGACAATTTAAATAATAAATTACTGAAATGAAACAATACACAGATACACAGTTACAAGAAAACTACGAAAAGTTCATCGATGAACTAAAATCACATTTCACAGGCGTACGCCTGGAAAAACTCCTACATATGTATTCGGAGGATGAACTTGGGGTGGAATTAGCGATCGCTCCAGCAAGTGGTAAGTTACACTTTCACTCTGCATATAGAGGCGGATATATCGACCATGTTCTTAGAGTAGTTCAGAATTCATTAATGCTTAAAAAGTTATTCCTCCACGGTGGCGGAATATTAGAACATGACTTCGCAGATGAAGAATTAGTATTCGCGGCATTTCATCATGATTTAGGAAAGCTGGGTGATGGGAAGCATTCATATTATATACCTCAATCTGATAAATGGGCACAGGATAAGAAAAATGAATACTTTACAATCAATCCAAAGTTACAATTTATGGACGTTACAGACCGTGCCATATTGCTTCTCAATCGATATGGAGTTACGTTCACTCAGAATGAACAGCTCGGTATTATGTTGGCTGATGGGTTATTCAATGAACAACGCAAGAAATATTGGGTTTCTTATTCTCAAGATTTTCAATTAAAAACATCATTACCATATATTTTGCATTGGGCAGATTGGATGTCTTGCCGACAAGAACATACAGTATGGGATCAAATTAGTAATATCTAATTTTCACATATATAATATATACAATAAAGGGATGTCGTGTCCCTTTTTGTATTTGTATATATTTATAGCCACAAATTACAATGGTATAGTACAGATGTATAAAGAAAATATTCTTAATAAATTAGACAAAGCTCTTATGCAAGTGCATATGCTTGAACGTATTGAACAACGACACGTACAAGCAACTGCTCTGCAAGTGTCTGATACAATTAAACGGCTTCGGCAATCAGTAGAAGAAGCACGTCGGTTGATAGAATTATCTAAATAATTCAGAGCCCAAAATGCGATTAATGACATTCCTTACCGGCATCGCCGCGATATTAATCGCAGGTGTGGCGGCCTACTTCTCAGTAACAGGTCTTGGTCTCCTGTTTAGTGGAGCTACATTGCAAGTTATAATTATGGCAGCGGCATTAGAGTTCGGGAAACTCGTAGCCGCGGCATATCTCCATAACCATTGGAAAGCCACAAATAATGTTATGAAAACATATATGATAATTGGTGTCGTTGTGTTGATTAGTATTACATCGGCTGGTATATTTGGATTCCTTTCGAACGCGTATACACAGACTCAAATTAATGTCAATCAAGTGGATTCCAAAGTTGAGTTATTTGAAAGTCAAAAGGAACGTGTTCAGAATGATATTCCAAGATGGGAAAGCAGGATCCAAATTCTTTCTGATAATAGAACCAGACAAGAGGTAAGATATAATAGTTTGGTTGAAGGTGAAAATTGGACAAATGCTAGAACCACTACTAATCTTATTAATGAAGCCAACGTCGAAATTAACCAACTGAGTACACGCATCGATAATGCAAGAGTAACTGTCGATTCATTAGATCAATTAATTTATCAAACGAGAATGGAAAATGTTGATGTTGAACGTGAAATTGGAGGCTTTAGATTTATAGCCATAGCATTCGGGCAAGATACGGACACTATTGTAAAATGGTTCATCATGTTACTTATCTTCGTATTCGATCCATTTGCAGTGATTCTTGTTATAGCGTTTTTAAATTCATATGATGAGGATAAAAAAGTTAAACTGTTAAGGGATGTTTCTGGTGCCATCAAATTGAATAGATATAAAGTATATGGGGATGTTGCAGAAGAAGCCACAAATATATTGCCAGATTTGCCGACAAATAATGATGAAATAGATATAGATAAACATGACCAATTTGTTGAAGAAATAACGAATAGAATAGATTACGTTAAACATGATGGAACAAAAGGTGATATAGTTGGGTTAAAGATAAAAACGTCTGGCGGTAATTTAATATTAAAACCGAAATACAGAGAAGAATTAAAAAAGAACGGCATCTCATATGAAGAAATCAAAGAATAGATTAGTTACAGATTTGAAGAAATTAGCAATACCAGTTGCCGTTTCAGAATTCAAACCAAAAGAAGCAGAAGTTATTTCAGCGGCTCTATTTACAGAATTAAAGAATCACGGTGGTTTGGGATTATCCGCAAATCAGCTCGGAATAAACAAGCGCATCTGTGTGATAAATGTAAAAGAACCTTTCTACCTAGTCAACCCAAGAATCGTTGAAGCATCCGAAGAAAAATATTCATACATGGAAGCATGTCTATCGATACCTAGGTCGCTCAGGAAGCCAATCAAAACATTACGTAGATTATCCGTCACGGTAGAAGCCGACAACTTTGAAGGGCAATTGGACTTCGGTCCTGATGATGATTCGAATTGGGCTAACAATATTGAATCGTTTTGGTCTGATCTTGGATTTTTGGAATGTGTAGTGATACAACATGAAATAGATCATTTAGACGGTATTACAATTAAGAACAGACAATACGCGCAACCAGTTACATCATCGAAATTCGAACGCAATAAAAAATATATGTTTAAAAGCCCAGATGGTGAAATGGAATTTATAAAATATAAGAAAGGAGAATCGCTACTATCTACGGGATGGGAGGCGATGGTGTGATGACTGAAGCTATGACTGAAGCTTTGATTTTAGGATTTGATAAATCGATTGGAAAATCGGAAACGAAATATCACATTGCAATTTTAGACGCATTAGAATTGAATGTTAATTCGAATACGGTTGTATCTATTATAGATAAACCAGTCTTACTTTCAACGATACGAGTAGTAGTGAATATGGGAGATTGGCCATTGGCCATTTCTATGTGTGAAGGGTTTTTTAAGGATGATGTTACCATATTGGGTAGAGTTCATTTGATTAAACAAAAAGTGCTGGAGATATATGAACGACAAGAACAAATTAATTAAAGATAAAATTATTTATATTCGAAATTTTGAAAATATAGAAGATGAATCAACCGAAGTGTCCATGGCTGGTGAGCCAACTAGATTAGAGTTTGAAGTTTCAACTGATATGAATATTTGGGAATTTAAACAATTGATAAGGCGATTGGCATTTGCACTTGGATATGGGCCATCGTGTGTATTGGGCGCTTTTCCTATTACAAAGGAAGAGGATATGTCATTCGAACAACGGCTTGAAGAGATGAATGATATGGATGATGGATATGATTATACTGCATTTCGTGAAATATTTAAAACAAAAGAAATAGGAAGTGTGGATACTGGAATAACATTACATTCTGATTTTGAAAATATAATAGAAGCGGAAATAAAACGAATACTCGAATGGAATACGACGGGTTCAATGGACGACACCGAGACGAACGATGAAGTCGAATGATGATTTAAAAGAGAAAATTATTACATTATTCGACAATATGGCAGATATAAATCAATTATTTGAAACCATTGGTTCGTATTTAGATGCAATTGTATACTTATTGAATGAAAAAGAAATAATCACAGATACCGAATTACATTTAGTTCTTACTGAAATCGTGAAGCAAAACGAAAGACATAAGAAAAATATGAATGATTCATATACAGCGAATGTTTCATATATTTCTGGATTTATGAATCCTAAAATCGGAGAAGCTTAATGTTAGAAAAGGTAATTTATTTATTGCAACAAGCAATAGAAGAAGAAAATTGGGAAATTGTAAAATCAGTATTACAACTTATCCAAGATATTGAGGATGGGTATTTCGACAATGATAATACTAATCTCGATGATTAAATATAAAATGGGCTCGAAACGGTAATCGACAGATGGCCGTTGGGTGAGAGTGCAAGTTGTCTAGAAAAGACATAAACATCAAAAAACAAATAAATGCAGAAGAAATTTCTAATTTTACCTTCGAAGATGCTATGGCACTCGTGGGGACTCCAGTAGAAGAATTAGTGTAAACTAACGGAGTCTTAACCAGACTTCTACAACCATTCGAATTCCGAGTAGAATTAAAATGTTCGGTACGTTAAACAGCGCATAACGATAAATTCACTGTGGCTTTGTTAGTTGGGAAGAAACTAAATAAACTTGTGAATGACTTTTATCTGAACATCATACTGCACGAGGGTTCGAATCCCTCCGAGTCCACTACTTAAAACAAAAATAGTTATGACAACATTCTTATTAATATTATTTATACTTTCAACACTTGGGTTTATATATGTAACTTATATAACAATGTTAAAACTGGAAGCCGCGGAAGATTATATAGTAGAACGTGAAAGTGAATTATCAGAAACCATTGAAATTATGGAAGAAATCGATGCAAGCGGAGCATTTGAAGCGGAAGATGAAGTAGGGGTTGTTTTTAGACAACTTAAAGAAATGGTAACTGAATTAAGAAAAACATATGATCAATGAGCCATATTATACTAGTATAATAGAGAAAGAAATAATAAATAAATCAAGAGAACAAAAAGCAAAGGCATTATTGAAGGCTAGAAAGGGTAAAAAGAAAGTAAGTAAGAATATGTATTTTACGCTTGAAACAGAAAATGCTATTATTTTATACAATAAAGAAACAAATCAAATTGTAAAAAATAAAATATATAACACCTACATTCAATATCCACTTGCAAAATTAGTAGAAAACATTTTTAATAGATTTGGGTTTTCATATTTCGATTCCCATCCAGTTGATGTAATGGCAGGTTCAGTTTCGTTTATATTATTAAATCTTCATAAATTCAAAGAGGGCAAGGGAAAGGCTTTCTCGTATTTTAGCATCGTGTGTAAAAACTATTTAATCCAATTGAATAACAAAAATCACGAAAAATGGAAAAACCGAGAAACATTAATATCAGCGATGCCTGAAAATTGGGATATAGAGGGGGATTCCCATATACAGGAAAGACAGGCTGAATCGAATGAGTTTATTATAATGATGATGGATTTTTGGAACACCAACGTTAATTCAATTTTTCAGAAAAAGAGAGATATTGAAATAGCTCAAGCGGTATTGGAATTATTTAGAAAGAAAGATAATCTAGAATTATTTAATAAAAAAGCATTGTATTGTTATATACGAGAAATGACTGGGTGTAAAACTTCTCATATAACAAAGGTTATTAAAATGATGAAGGAAATCGTTCATCAATTGTTGATGGAATACACAGATACCGGCGACATAATCGAAACAAGAGAAAAATATAACAATATGTTTTGGAGTAAAAGAAATATAGAAGCTTAATCGTTCTATACATATATACATATTTAAAGGGATAGCGGTAATTCGTTATCCCTTTTTTGTTATCGTATATTTATAACATAGAACCAACACAGAGAAATAATATGGATTTAGATAAAAAAATATTCAGTGGTATCGCATTTAGTGATTTATTAAATGACATATATGTTAATACCCGGACTAAGAATAGAAAGATTGATTCAGCGATCGACCTGTTTACTGGTAAAATTAAAACAATCAATGATGCAGTCATTATTGCTCCCATTATAAGGGAATATATGGATACCGCCGTGAAAAATGACCAACTTCTTATCAAATTAACTGAAATAGTTCAGAAGTTTATGATCGCAGATAGTAAGACATCGGGCACCGGCGATTTGGATATAGCGGCTTGGGATCTAAGTGATGAGGAAAAGCAACAGTTAATTGAAGATATGGATAAGGCTTTGGATGAAGCAAAGATTACGTTAAATAAACCACTGCCAGGAGAGGATATATAATGAGTGGAATTGGTTGGTATGATTCCCGTACACGTAGCACAGGGAAAAATGTTAAAATAAAAACGGCAGCGAATACTGATTATGATATTATAAATAAATATAATCAGTTTGACACCGCAGTCGTTATACAAGTATTGAGAAATGAAAAAGATATCGGTACTAATTCAAAATCCGGAAATATAGCTTCTGATATTGGGGCTATTTTATGCAAACCAATAAATAAAAATTCAGCTGGGTATATAAAAGCATACCCATTGAATGTGAATATCATACAATACCCAGCCGAAGGTGAATATGTAAAGGTGGGCTCTCTTGGTGGCGATTCCGAAAAGGTATTTTATGAACTAATAACAACGTCAGGCCTTGTCAATTATAATGGAAACACTTCCCGCTTAGCACTCGAAACTAAGAATAATTCAAATATAACATTACGGGATGGAGAAACACTAGTATCTACATCATCTACATTTAAAATACGTAATCAAGTTAAGCTCAATCCGCTTTCATCTGATTTAATTTTGCAAAGTAGATTTGGCTCTAATATTAGAATGACTGATATGACTCCTAATTCAGATTCTAATATTTCACCTACTATGATCTTGTCTAATAATATAGCTCCTGGATTTAATACAAGCATAGAAGAAAATATAAATAACCAAGGCTCATATATAATTTTAACTTCGGGCCCGAGCCATTTTGAATTTTTCCCTACAGTGTATAGAGATTTTGTGAATTCAAATCAAATTCGAAAATCACCAACTGCATTTGAATCATCTACAACTTATAGAGAATACTCACACGTTAACAGAGCGAATGGCGGTTGGATTCAAGATAAGTTTGAAATTGGTACATACGCATTCAAGCCGGACTTCACAGGAGATCGTATTATACTATCATCCGATGAAATAATAAATCAATCAACATCGGGTGATTCATATTATTTATCAAATAAAAATATAGTAATGTTTTCAAACTACGCTACATCGATAGATGCGTTACGTGGAATGGATATTAATACAAACAAGGCAAGTTTTAGACTTAAATCAAATAATACGTATATCAATTCTCCTAACATATACTTGGGAATGGAAGAAGATAGATCACAGCCGGCTTTATTGGGCGAAAATTTATTAGTATTTTTGGAACTTATTATTGGAGCATTGAAAAAGTATTTGGACTTGAGTTCAATTTTCGATGGGGCTGTATATGATGCTCCAGGACAATCAGAATCAGCAGAAAATCTAAGAAATATGTTGAATGAATTATTAGTTACGGGAAGAATACCAGAAGATTTAAGACGAAACCTATTATCGGATAAGGTTTTCATAGGGTCTAACAGAGTGGATCCACAGATAGATTCACCGCCAACTCAAAAAACGGAGCAGTAAATGGGTCTTGGTAGCATTAGAAAATTAAGAGGAGTACTCAAAGGCGGGCTACGTCGAAAGATTGGTAAATTATTGGGAAAGGTGGACGGCCGATTAGGAAAAGTCCTTAAATTTATCTTCAAATTAAAAATAAGCCAAATAAATAGAATAGCTGGAAGCACATCCGTTGTGGCTGCTCAAGCGTCGGCAATCGGAGGCGCAATCGGTACGCTTTCTGGGCCAGTTGGATATGTAGCAGGTGGGCTTAGTTCAGTAGCAGGTTCGCTGGATGATGTGTCGGCGCAAGCGAATGGATTCTTGACTTCATTAGATGAAAAAATATTCAGAACAGGCCGGAAGTTATATAAGAGATGTTATAGGATCCTACGGCTTTGTACTAAGGTGCTGGGTACAATATCTAAATTTGCAAGGAAAATCAGAAAGATAATAAAAATAGTTAAATTTGCATTAAAAATAGCCAAATTTGTCATGCGAATCGTCGGCGTCGGGGCCGGGACAAAACTCATTACAAAGGCTTTGGAATTTTTGAAACAAATCGATGATGTTCTACTGATAGTCCAGCGCGCAACTGGACAATTCGCAGCAATTTGCAGAGACCTATCAGACCAACTTGAAGGGATGAAGGAAAAGTATGAAATAGCAGAGCAGGACTTATCAGGATTAGAATCCGATAATAGGGTTTGTATTAAAGATAGATTCTGGGTTGAATCAGTTGAAGATGAATTTTGCGATCCAGATTGGGATGATGAAATCGATGATACATCAAAAATTGATTCCGACCTTGCCATTCTTGATACTGAATTAGATAATATCGAACGTGAAATACAATTGTTATTAGATAGGAGAGCACCTCAAACTAAAAATGAATGCCTTAGGTTCTTAGCTGATTTGGATTGTGTTGATAGGTTAGATGCCATAGTGAATGGATTAGATAATATCAATAGTCCTGATCCTGGTGCTCAAGCTATTATAGATAGAGCCAAAGCGAATATAGATTCAGCCAAAACGAACATTGAAACCGCGGTAGGTGTGTTGGACTTTGAATCTGTAAACTTTCCGCCACACGATACTGCAAATGCACCCATAATTGAAACAATTAGTGGAACAAAGCAAGCGGCCGATTCTATCAAAGGATTAAAGAAAGCAAATCTTACCAATATATCCAAAGATGGGTTCGCAGGTGTTGAATATAATGATAATAAAATTCCTGAATATTTAAACTATAGAAAGGACATTGATGATCAAAATCTAACCAAGTTGACCGGCAGTGATTTTATTAGTAGATATAAAAAAGGCATAAGCCTTAGAGAAGCGATCGATGCAGGTGATGCTGGGCGGCATGTTCAAATTGAAGAAGCATCGAGACCTGAAATACTTATTATGGAAAATAAAGTATTAACTAATTTAACGTTAAGTGAATAACAATGAAAACTAAAAAAAACAAAACAATTGAACTATTGAATAGGTTCATAGATGAGCGTATCAAGGCAATTCTACCCGGATTGATAGAGGAAGGAGTTCGGATGCATATGAAGGCATTAACAGAATCTTCACACTCGGACTCATCGCTACTTAATGCACTTGGGTCTGCATTGGAAACCAGCAAAAAACCAATTAATGAAAATATTGAACAAGCGAATACTGCCCCAATGAAGCCGAGGAAGCAAATGAACTTCAATACTGGAAATTCTGCAATCGATTCCATATTGCGCGCGACTAGGGGGGGAATTCCTCAAGCTCCTGGTGCAACCATCAATGAATCATACAGAAATTTAATGGGAGTGGAAACGTTCACTTCCGATGATATGGGCAAATTCCCATCCGTCCAAAAGAAATCAATTGCAGAAACTACAGGGCATTCTGGAAGATCAATTGACGCCAATTCTGAAATGGGTAAGGTGCTTGACGCGGCTATGAATAGAGATTATTCAGAACTAGTTAAAAAATTCAAAAAATAATGGCTATCATCGTATCTCAGTCGTTGGCATCTTCTCACCCGCTTGATCATAATGCAAGCGCGGCGGTCGGTATTGATTTGCCAATAACCAGATCAAGTACAGGTTGGTTTGCTCAAACACATACAACGGCACATGCGATACGAAATAATCTTATTAATTTATTATTGACACATAAGGGTGAGAGGCCAATGAATCCTAGATTCGGATCCAATTTGCATAAAGTTGTATTTGAACAAAATGATGATTCTATTCAAGAGAAAATTGATGGGGCAGTTCGTACCGCTGTTGCGGAGTATTTACCATTTGTTGTTATTGATGCGGTTCAAACTGCTAGAGAAAACATAGATGTTAATATTTATAGGTTGAAGGTTTTAATAACATACCACATACCAAATGTGGTAGGGTATCAAGATTTAGCATTTTTGGTACAATCATAAGGAGATATAAATGGCATTAACATCAATAGATAGCAATCCGAATAGTAAAAAGGATGTGAAGTACCTCAATAAGGATTTCAGTCAATTTAGACAGAATTTAATAGATTTTGCTAAAACGTATTATCCGGACAGCTATAACGATTTCAATGAAGCTTCGCCTGGAATGATGCTAATTGAAATGTCGGCTTATATTGGCGATGTTCTTTCGTATTATCTTGATGATACGTTAAAAGAATCTCTTCTTGGATATGCGCAAGAAAGAAAATCAATATATAATTTAGCACAGTTTTTCGGATATAAAATAAACCCAATCACACCAGCTAGAACTAGATTAAGCATTTATCAACTCATCCCATCTATAGGGGCAGGTGCGACTATTCGTCCTGATTACACATATGCGCTTACAGTGAAGGCGGGAATGGAAGTACAATCAAAGACAGATCCTAATGTTAAATTCAGAACAGATATCCCGGTCGATTTCGGATACAGTAGTTCATTTGATGCGACTGAGGTTACGGTATACAGTAGAGATTCATCAAATGCTCCATCGTTCTATCTCATTAAAAAGCAAGTTGATGCGTTGGCTGGTACTGAAAGGTCAACTACATTTTCAATTGGTAGCCCAACCCCATATAAAACAATTTCCATTGAAAATAAAAGAGTAGTAGAAATAACATCAATTACGGATGATGGGAATAACAAATATTACGAGGTTCCATTTTTGGCTCAAGATTTTGTATATGTAGATTATCCAAATGTCGATAGGTACGATGAAAAGTTATCTCGTTTCAAAGATTCCGTACCGTTCCTACTTAGAATGTTAAAAACACCGAAGCGATTTGTTACTCGCTTAAGAGAAGATGGAAATATGGAAATTCAATTCGGGGCTGGAACTTCGGCATCGGATGATCAGATTCTAATTCCGACTCCGAAGAATATCGGACTGGGTACAAATGCTAAGGCTTTATCAAGTCCAATTGACCCACAGAATTTCTTTGCAACAAAAACATATGGACAGGCTCCTGGTAATACAACGTTGACTGTTAAGTATATTGAGGGTGGTGGATTATCATCAAACGTTCCAGTGGATGATTTAACCAAAATCAGAAAAATAGAATTTGAAGATTTCAACCAAGATGTTTCAACCGCGGTATCTTCAACTCTGAATGATTTAAAAGAAACAATATCAGTCACCAATACGGTGCCTGCCACAGGTGGAAGAAATGAAGAACCGCTAGATAATATTAGAAATGATGCATTGGCATGGTTCTCGTCTCAAGGCAGAGCGGTAACGAAACGAGATTATGAAATAAGAGCACTTTCGATGCCTCCTAGATTCGGTTCCATATCCAAAGTATTTGTGGTTCCAGATGGTGATTTGGATTTAACAGGACAAGTTGACCAGATATCAAATACAGGAAGAGAAAAGAATAATCCGTTTGCGGTTAATATGTACATATTGGGGTATGATAAGAATAAACACCTCACTACAATAAATCAAGCTATTAAGCAGAACATTAAAACATATTTAAGCGAATACAGGATGGTCACAGATGGAATTAATATGTTAGATGGATTTATAGTGAACATAGGAGTTGATTTTGCAATAACTACATTCAATTCTTTCAATAAGCAAGAAGTATTATTAAAGGCTATTAATAAATGTAAATCATTCTTTGAAATAGATAAGTGGACATTTAATCAACCCATTAATCTATCTGAACTTGAATTGGAAATAGCAACGGTTGAAGGTGTATCGTCTGTTCAAAATATAACGATTCGCAATCTAGTCGGCGGATTATACGCCGCATTTTCATATGATATTGATTCGGCAAGACGACACGTTACAACTTCGAATACTTCTTCGCAATTGGGAAAGATTATATATCCATCATTAGATCCATGTATATTCGAAGTAAAATATCCTAATAAAGACATTAGGGGGCGGGTAGTATAATGATTAAACTAATTGACATATTGAATGAAGAAGCGAAGAAAAACAGCATAGAGGATGTTTCGTTGGAAGCGGTAGTTGATCGAATGACACAACTTCGTAAATACGCACCATATCGTTTTAGTGGAACTTGGTTTATAGTACAAATAGGTGACCGAGTGTTTAAATCTTATAGATCGAAACAATCCGCGATAAAACACACGATTAATAATAAACTTTGGAAAGTAGTTGTATAATAAATTTAAAAGATATTGCCCTGAATGTAATAAGGAGATTAGTTACGCTAATCATCAAGGATATTATAGAGATGAAAACAAAAATTAAATGAATAAACGAGATTAACTGAATGCATCATTTTATCTATCCATCTGGCGACGCTACTATGTATAAGGTGCAAAATACACAAAATACAGGGCTAGATGAGATCATTGAAATTGAGAAGGCATATTATAATAATACGCTTCGTGAAATTGCACGTGGATTACTTAAATTTGATATTTCTTCAATATCATCATCTATAGCAGGTGGCACGATTTCAAAAAATCATAAATTTTATTTGAATCTAAAAATAGCCCAAGCACATCAAATTCCGCTGACTTATACACTGTATATATATCCGGTATCTCAAAGCTGGCAAAATGGAGTTGGTACTAAATTCGACGGCGTGACAACGACTGGTGTATCTTGGTTATATCGTGACTCCGGCGACGCCGCAACGAAGTGGGTCAGCGGGTCAACGCTTATAACAGGTTCATTGGGAGTTGGTACAACTGGCTCAATTGACGGTACAGGTGGAGGTGCGTGGTATACCGCATCGGTAGCCAGCCAATCATTTGATTATGAATCGGCTGATATTCGGATGGATGTTTCATCAATCGTACATCAATGGTTGAGCGGTTCAATTCCAAATGAAGGCATGATTGTAAAGCATAGCTTCGCAGTTGAAGAAGATTCACAGGATTATGGTACTCTAAAGTTTTATTCAAGGGATACTCATACAATATTTCCACCAACATTAGAAGTGGCTTGGGATGGTTCCACAATCACATCAGGTTCGCTTTCAGAGATTACTGATGAGGATAGAATAGTGAAGGTAAAGAATTTACGTAAAGATTACCGACAGGACTCTAAACCACGTTTTAGAGTGTTCGCTCGTTCATTATATCCAGCAAGAACATTTTCGGCTGGTAGTCCTTATAATACAAATAAATATCTACCGACAGCATCATACTATTCTATTGTGGATGCGGATACAGAATATACAATTGTTCCATTCAGCGACTACACTAAATTAAGTGTGGATGTAAGTGGGTCATTCTTTGATCAATGGTTGAGTGGATTTCAACCTGAAAGATTTTATAGAGTAGTAATTAAAGTAACCAAGAACGGATTAACTGATTACTATGACATAGACGATATATTTAAAGTGGTGCGATAATGAAACTAAAAGAGGCAATTAAATATCCCAAGGGATTTGAGCGGTTTTTAGATGCGGCTCGAAAAAGCCAAAATGGTAGAGAATTTATCGATAAGGTTAGAGATATAAAAGATGTCCCATCTGCAACATCGACGTGGTTTATGGGTAAATACGATAAGGGAAGGTGGGATATGTTTAAGGCATCTGATGATTTTGTTAAGGATGTGAAAAATGGAAAATATGATTAATAATGGCATCTCAACTTTCAAATAGAAACGATAGGATAGACCTTCAACCGGATAATGCTACATCTCGAGTGTACAACATTGATCCTAAGACTGGTTTGCCTCTTTCTGCTCAATATGAAATTAGAGACCAAGATGGAAATTTAGTATATACCGACGCGGATGGTAATGTCTTATTCAATGGATTGACAACATTTGGTGATTTGAAAGTTGAAAACGTCGAAGGGGCAAGGATATTTTCAAAAACAGCAACTCAATACAACTTAGAATACCTACTAAGGACTCTTGATTTTTCAATATCCGAACTAACAGGCGGAGTAATCAATACCATCAATTTTTTACCAGGAGGGAGTGATAATACCGATGTCGATGATATTGTATTTCATCCACATGATGGAACGGTGTTTGGTGGAAGTGGTGGAGGAACCAACGGTCCTGGTTCGACATCCGACCAAATCGGTGATTACACAAGTATCAATGATTTAATTGATCTGATAAATTCGCTCCGAGATAAAATTGATGATCTTGAAATTCAACTACGAGACTGTGACGCTTTAAAACAAGCAATTGATGATTTAAAGGCTGAATTAGATGAAGTCATATCTGATAATGAAGATTTGCTTGATTTGGTTGAAGCACTTCAAGATTGTAAGGAAAGGTTGGAACGAGTTGTTACTGCTAAAAATGATGAAATTATTAGGTTAGCTGATGAATTGGCTAGGGCATCTGTAGAAAATGCCAATCTAGAACAACGCATAACGGAATTGGAAAAAACAAATGTGGCGTTGATTAGACAAAATACAGAATTGGCAACAAGGCCGGCGATTCAAGTAGTTGAAGTTCCTGGTACTCAAACTATAAATGTGACACTTGAAGGTGGAGGCTCGACTGGTGGAGGTTCGAATGATGGAGGATCTGGTGGCGGTGGAACGGGCCTTGATGGAGATGGTAATCCATTAGTGGGAACCGGGCGATTTTCAGACGCATTCCGGAATGCCGCTGTATCCAGCTATCAACTATGGGTACGCTGGTCGACATTCATCGGTAGGGTAGATACGTTTGGAATATGGGATACACAATTGACATGGTGGCAGACAAGCCCATCGGATTGGCTGTCTCTGTATAAAATACGAGCAGGCGCTCTCGTATCATCATTAAGGTCAGAAGCGGATTTAATAACTACAGAACGGCTATTGCCTCTCGCCGGCGGACCTGAAAATGATCCAGTGTATACGACATACCTAGAATATCAAAGACAATTCCGTGAAAAAGCGGCGGAATTGGAAGCTCAAATAAATGCGGCATAATAAATGGCAATTAGAAGTTATAAAAATAACACAAATGATGTAGACTACCGGGGACAACGAGTATCGAATGAAGATCTAAGCTTCTTTGGAGATGGGCTGGAGAATGTGGAATTCACCGCTGATGGTAATAATGTAGTTGTTACAAAGATATATGATGGGTCTAATAATCTATTGAATATCAAATTTGAAAAAGCTACTCCGCCGACTGACCCAGCGACTGGTTATTTTTATCTCCGCCCGGATTTAGAAGTAAAGGAACTTGGGTATCAAGCAGGAACATTCAGAGTAGAATATAATTTCTGGAAATTCATGGCTGGATCTGATCAACTTCCCGGTGTTTTTATTAAAGATATTTCAACATCAAGAACGGAAGTCCGAATTCTACAAAATCCAAATCCAAATGCAGATGTGGATTTAACGCTGAAAACAGAATTTTTTAACTTCGCGAACCTGGTAATGGACTCGAAAGAATTCAATGTTTTGCTCGGTGATATATTTAATGATATAGATATTGGTGTAACTATAAATAAATTAGACTTGGGATTTTTAAATAAGCTCCAAACTGATTTTGGAATAAGTGACATTCAATTTGCCGACCTTTTGTCTAGAATTTTGATACATGCTAAAGAAACTATGTTATTAAAATTACTGGAAATTGGATTCGTTGGCTATAATGAATTTATTCGGATGTTCGATACTGTGATGAAAGAATCTATTGCTTTATATATGGTGGAAGGAGGGCCATCAACGACTGATGCAAATGGAAACACAATTGGATTTCCCTTGCCGCTGGATTATTCCGGAGCGGATAATTATGAATATATAAGCACCGCAGAGCGAACACAGGAAGAATTAGATGCTCAAAATGCCGCTACTCGGTATTAAATAAATGGAAAGTAAGTAATGGCTATAGAAAGAGAACTACCGGAAGGAAATGATTTAGACGGCGACGGTCAAGACACCGGGGGTGGATTCACACGCCCAACAACTGAATTTACTCCGCCGTCCATAAACGTATCATCAACTGGTCAAGTTACTGTAACTCCAGGATTTACGGAGCTGGTTGAAACTCAGACTGAAGATGTAGACGAAGAACGGGAAGACCAGGACACAGATGGAGCGACGGAGGGTAAGGGTGTATACGAACCTCCTGTAATTGCGAGGGTAATTGGAAATATACCATCTGTTTCCCTTTCATCTGCAAACGGAGGTACACCTGAAAAACGAATAAACTTACTATTAGGAAATCGTACTTCTTTTTCTGTCCGTGTTGATCGCTCATCATTAGTCGGTAACATAACAGTCCAAGCAATCAAAGCGGCAGGTGACGCCGATATTACAATAAGCGCTCCGTTTTTGTTCACAGAAACAAATGGTTCTGTAATTGCGTCGTATACCATCGAGTCTCGGGGGACGACAACTGGAAACTTTAGAATAGATGTAACGGCTCATACAGTTGGAGTAGATAATGAGCCGCTGAAATCTAGTATATTAAATATATATGGTAAAATTTCCCTCCAGGATTCTAACGCAGGAGGAGGCGGAGGAACGGGAACCGTTATACCATTGAGAAGTGTGGTTCAGATTTCAACCAATCAATTTGAATTGGCAGAAGAGGGATCTACTAGAATCAATGCGTTCCAAATAAATACCAATATTACAAACACATTGCCCGATTTTGAAATATTGAGCGTTAGTTTAGATATTATTGATCCACTATACAATCCACCAGAGTTTTTAGATAAGCGATTTTCAGCAACTAGAATTTCGAATTCGTTTTCATTCAACGTAACCGCTGAAGATTTCAGACATGGGCAAGATCCAATATCGGGAACATTGACTGTAACTGGGAAAACGAATACAGTTGAGGTGCAGACCATTACGGATGAATTCATATTCAGCCCAAAACGTAATATATTAAACCTAATTCAAACCAAGACCGCTGTAATTGATTTAGAAAATGGAACGCGTGGAAATATTGAATTATTTCAAATAAATTCACCAGATATAATTGTCGAATCGGTTGATGTAGATAGTGAATCGGATCAAGTAATATTCCATGATACATACCGGATTGATGATACCATCGGAGTAGTAGTCGATAATGTAACGGGCACTCGGCCAGTATCATTCATTGCTAGAATGGGAGTTCGGTATAATAATTCAGATGAAGTGTTTTATATATCAAACACAGGGACAATTACTACTACTCAAATTCCAGGGCCACATATATTTGAACCCGTAACGTTTTATGTTGAAATTAATAATTCGATAATCAATATAGACGAATCAAAGGGAGAAACTCAAACATCCAAGCTTATTGTAAGTCCGAAGAGTAATGTGGTAAGTGGTATTCAAGTTCTTCCAATTGCAGGTACACCTGGAATGTCTGTTATTCCTAGAGTGGACAGCGGAAAGGTTTATATAGATGTAGGGGTACAAAACTTCGATCTTGCAAAGGGAGGAACAACTATATCGGTTGAAGTTTTAGTTTCTCTAGTCGACGGATCAAATTCTACAACTAAAACAGTTACAGTACAAGTTCCAATATATGTAAAAGCAATAGTCGCCACACCTGCTCCTACTCAATTTGATGTTAGTTTTAACATAACACCAACAATAGCGCATACCATTTCCAATTTAGTTGAAGTACAGGAACTAGATTCTCAGGGAACTCCTGTCGATGTAATATTGATTTCAAATGGACAGCTCCGGCGCTCTTGGACACGTGGAACTAGAATACGGATCATTCCCATTGCATCTACTACGTTTGATAATAAAGTATTCAATATTCAATCGGTTGCGGGTATCAATGGCAACATCATGCCCAGCAGTGTCAATGGCAGATTTGTGTATGATTTTATCGTCGGACCAAACACCACGCAATATACCATAGATTATGAAGTAAACGCAATCGGGCCAAACGTTTCGGCAAACTTTAGCCCTGAAAATATAAACATACGGAATGGACAAATACCGCCTGCTTCTCCTGATATAAATATTACGTATTCAAATGCAACAAAAATTCAAATTGTTGGAATTGGATTTAATAATTCGGAAGCTTATGAATTTGATGTACAATATTCTACTAAAAATCAATACATAACAGAATATTTACCTTGGAATTTATTTGATAATTCATACGGCGCGTTCACAGTAAATGTCATAGCGTCGAATCGAGATGGATTAATATCACAAGCACCGGTGACTATTAATTTTATTGCAGTAACAGAACCGCCGCCAACTACCGGTAGACCAGAACGACCTGAAATTCCGGCAGCTGGTATAGTATATGGTCCGTACATAACGGACGTTCGCATAAGTCAACCTGCAATTGAAAACGGGCATACTCTCACAGTTGATTATGACATACGAAATGTTGGACAATTAATTCTATCAGACGGAACCGGGAATGATAGATTGGCTAATGTGCATGTGGGAGTTGTGACACCTGCAGGCAATTCGGTTATATTGAGTTCGAACATACCGACTCTTAAAACTCGAAAGATAAATATAACCTTACCGGAGGGATCATATACGGTATTTGCTGAAATAGAAAATAGGACATTCCCGATCGGGGCTAGAGATTCTATTGATACTAGATTGTTCGCTAATACAATTTTAAGCATATTACCACAAGCTACTCCGCCTCCTCCTCCTCCATTGACTATAGATGATATAATCAATGCACTTGTACCGGTTATTAATGATCAGCTTGGCATAGGAGATTCATTTACAAACGTAATCAATGATAGAAAAATACTTAGAAACTTATTAGTAAGTGAAGATTCCAGGCGTGAATACCTGATTACAAACTATATTAAAGATGTAGATTCATCTGTTATATTGAAATTATATGATCCGCTTGACCAATCAGAAGTAACTAAGGGGCGACATTATATTGCGTACGAATTGATAGATCCATTCATTACGAACGTTGAATTGAAAAATAATGTGACTACATCTAATTTCAGCCTTAGAGGGGCGAATTTCAATATAGATGATCAAACCGACTTGGGTATGCCAATTAGTAATATCAACTTGATTGATATTTCAAGCGCCGGTTCAACTGGGTTATTACGATATGACGAATTACTAAACTTTAAAACTGAAAATTCGCTATTAACAATATCAGACACCGACCTTGATGGATCTGGTTATATATTATCAGGAAGCATTACAACTGATATTTTAAATGATATAATTTCGGGTCGTTTAGTAACGGATGATGGGCTTGGTATAGATTTCACCAACTATGGCAACTTTGTATTCTATAGTTCAGCACTGGAACGGTTAGCAAATTTCAAATATAAACTTGGATTAATAGAATCAAAAACTACATCTCGTAATTTTATAAATTCATCGTCCGTATCAGCTTCAATTGCAGTTAGAGATGAAATTAACCAATATAATGTACAAATCAATGAAGTCACAACCACATTTGATGGTTATGAAAAATTCTTATATTTTGAAACAGGAAGTACCAGCTGGCCGAAGATTAATGGTAGATTAGAAGCGACCACTGCGTCTCTAGCAGTTAATTATTATGTAAGCCAATCCGGAGTATCTGAATTGTATGATGACGCCAATCAATACAATTTACATAAGGATTTGCCAGAACACATTCGCAGGGATCCATCCAATACAGACTTCCTATTGTTCATTTCTATGATAGGGCACCATTTTGACCTAATCAAAGTTCATATAGATGCGATTAATAGATTATTTGTAAGGTCACACGATCCAAACGTAGGTACTCCGACTAAACTTGTAAAGAAACTTCTTGAATCATTTGGTTGGCAGATACGAACGCGGGGAGCACAAGAAGATTTAGTAAATTATCTTCTTGGTAAAAAACGCAATGGTGATGCACTATCATCAACAAGTGCTAAGGCTAGAGAAGAAGAATTACATCGCAGATTTTTAAATAACCTTCCATATGTTTTAAAGGCAAAGGGTACTCGTGCTTCAATTAGAGCATTGTTTAATATGTATGGAATTCCTTCATCTATAATTAGATTGTATGAATTCGGAGGCCCCAAATTAACAACGGATGCTATCAGATATTACACATTTGATGATTCCACTCAGATTCTTAATATGAGCGGGTCGAATCAAGTACAGTTGGATATCATTGCTAGTGATTTAAATAGAAAACCTGATTCGTTTGAAATAACGTTCAGAACCGCCAACAAACCAGCTGGGCATGGTGACGCCACATCCGGATCGTATCAATTATTAACAGCGAAGGATTTGAGTAATTCATACGTTACACTTAACGTTGATTCTGTTCCTGGATCTGATTTCAATGGCAAACTTAGATTGGTTGTATCTGGATCCGCTGGCGTAACTCATGTGACATCATCCAAATTCCCTATATTTGATAATGATTTATATACAGTTGGATTGATACGTTCAAGAGCAGGAACTACAGATGTAATTGATATGTATGTGAAGAAATCCATATATGAATTATTCACACACGAAACATCAGCTTCAATATCAGTTGCGAGATCGATGTGGGAATCTTCATCTCTGATGCAAATTGGAAATGATTTTTATGGAAGCGTTAGCGAATTCAGAGCATGGAAACGTCCTCTAAGCGAAACTGCATATGATAGACATGTATTATATAATGAATCCACTAGCGGAGATCATTATACATCGTCTCTTAATGATTTATTGATTAGGATTCCGTTCGAACGGCCTCAGAATCTAAATACAAATACTATACTCACAAACTTCGCATTGACGGGTTCAAATGGTTATATGGTAGCGGCCGCTACCGCATCTAATTTTGCATCCATCACAGCTGATCCATATCAGTTTGAATACATAGACATTAATTCCGCTACCGAAATACCATCGATCGGATTCAGGGCAGATACGGATAAGATACGGTTTGAATCGCAATCTTTAATTGATACAGCCGCTCTGAGTGTATCAACTCGTATCACTAAAAAGCAATTTGATGATGCTCCTGTTGATTCTAATAAACTTGGAGTTTTCATATCACCAGTTGATGAAGTTAATCGTGATATTGTTAGAGCATTTGGTGGCCTTGATTTTATGAATGAAATCGGAGACCCTGCGGCTTACTATTCATCATCTTACTCATCCCTTGATACTATAAATGAACATTATTGGTCTCGCCATTCAGCCGGTATGAACATATATGATTATATTACACTTGCCAGACAGTTTGATAAAACGGTTTTTGATTACTTAGATGATGTAAAACCTGCGCGGGTGAAATTGGTAAAGGGATTATTGATAGAACCTCATATATTAGAAAGAAATAAGGTTCAACATAAACGACCTACAAAGGAAAATCTATTTTGGGACGGAACGATAGATGCGTCAATGACGGCATCGGTTCAAAGCGAATATCCAACATATGAATCAAATAACGTCGATTTGGCTACTGATTTTATATTAGTTGGAGACTTTCCAACGTATACCGACACAGTTGAAGTGGAATCCGACTTATTAGTTGCAACTGGAGAACAATTAAATTGGGATGGTATAATCGATGCGGTGATTCCTAGTACAAACATCACTGGAAGCTATCCAGTATACTCAGCCACCATTAGAGCAAACGTAACGCATTCAATTTCAGTTGATTATGAAGAAACATCTAAATTAACAGTGATAGGATTTGAAGAAAACTTCAAAATTCCCAAATCATTATCACCTACGTTTACAGGTGGAGGATATGGAGAACCACAATCGGCATTTGGCCTTTTTGCAAAAAACGGATACACTGATATAATTTTCATCAAAGAGGGTGTACGGAAACAACGAAGATTCAAAATTGAATTAATCAATCTCATAGTTTCTAGATCAGTAGATCAACTTATTAATGGTACTTTGCAGGGGCAAGCTGGTGAATATCATACGGTAGTTGTGGGCGATACATACACAGTATTGAACATTCTGCATGCAACGGCTTCATTTACAGCAAACTCAGAAAGAGTAGATGGATACTTACCATTCCATAGAATATACACCTCTGATTTGACGTTGGGTATGAGAAATTCATATTATAATGGGTCAAAAACAGGAGTGAATAGCTTTGTGGATGATACCAAAGCAGTTGAAATATTTATTTCGAAACCTGGTATATTAAAAGTGAATAAAAAAGGTGATTCTGAGGTTGAACCGATACTGCAGATCGAATAAAATAACCTATTTTAAACGTCGACTATATTTATATACATGAAACATTACGTATATAAATTAGAAGATTCAAATACAAAAGAATTTTACTTTGGAAGTAGGAGTTATAAAGGAAAGCCGGGAGATGATCCATATAAAGGATCTATGAAAACATGGATACCAAAAGATAAAGATTCTCTGATCAAGATAATATTAAGAGATGATTTTAGAACAAGAGATGAAGCTTTGAAATATGAACGATCTTTAATAAAAGAACATATTAATGATGGACTAAACAGAAATTATCATATACCAACCGAACGCCATTATAATTTTTATGTAAGCAACGATGTATCCGGAGAAAAGAATCCAATGTACGGCAAGAAACGAAGTGAAGAGTGGAAAAAGAAACAAAGCAAACGAATGGTGGAATTTTATAAAAAGCATCCAGATCGGACTAATAGGGGAAGTAAATGGAATATAGAATCAAAAAGAAAACAAAGTAGAACAAGAATAGAACGGAAATTAGCAGTCGGGAAAAATAATAATACTTGGATTGGGTATTGTAAAATTACTGATTTGGATGGAAATGAATATTCATATGAAACGACAACGGAAGCCGCTCTGGTACTTGGTGTTGATAGATCATATTTGGTGTTTATGTGTAAAACAAATTCAACGTATCGTAGAGGTAAATATAAAGGATGGATATTTGAAATTACACAAGAAAATTAAAAGTGGGTATACTTAATGTTGAATGATAAAACTAATTAACATATTGAGTGAAACGGAAAAATGGAAAACTTAGAAATGATGATATTTATAGATAATCAAAAATAATAGAAATTATTGATTGTGAACTTAAACGAATTAATTGGATTGACACATGGCATATTTAAATAATGATACAATTACAGTAGATGCGATCCTGACTAAAAAGGGAAGAGAACTTCTTTCATCTGGTCGTGGTCTTGGAATAACCCAATTCGCATTATCGGATGATGAAGTTGACTATTCATTATACGATACAGCGCATCCACTTGGGTCTGCATATTATGATAGTGCGATTAAAGCTCTTCCAGTAGTTGAAGCTACTCCAGATGAAACGCAATTGCTTAGATATAAGCTCGTAACATTACCAAAATCAACAACCCGTATTCCACAAGTAGACTCCGGTATTACATCTATTATTAGACAATACAATCAAGGCTCTACTCCAATTTCCCCATCTACTACAGGTGGAGGAAATACAAGATTGGGATATACTGCGATTCTACACAATAGAAGAGCAGGTGAAATTATTGGTACAGGACTGGAAGGAGTAACGGTAGGTTCTATTCCAATTTTCTTGGGTGACGTTGGATTAGCAACTGCTCAAGTAGTAAAGGGTAAATCATTTGAATTTATTCCAAATTCACAAGTAACCACAGACGTGACAACTAAAATAACATTGGTTGGTAATGAAACAGGCGGTACGACCGAAATTTCAGTTACAGTTACAGCACCAACCACATCGTAATAGAGGAATATAATGGCATTAGACACAACTGGAAACTTAGCGGCTAGGATTGCATCGTATATATCAAATCCAGGAGCATCTGGAATTGATACAAATGCACTCGTAAGTATTGTTAATGACTTTCTCCCCGCCGGTCAACGAGTTGGGAATGTTGATCAAGGAGTAACAACGGGGGTCTATAAGAAATTAGGACCCAATGATATTGTAACGGGTAAAAATGAAGTGGTGACTGTTGGTCTATGGACAAACAATACAGGAAGCCTAAACACATTCCACACCAAATCTGCACAGGATACTGGGAATAGCGGTCGCTATTATTTAGATGTTTATCAAGCGGCAACATCATCAACAACGTCCGAAGTTCAATTTTCATTGGCATATGGCAATGCGACTGGACTGGGTGCACCATCGCTTGCAAACTCTGATACTTCGGTTCTTTCAACTAAAGCAACGTATACACAATATCGTAATCTTCTTCTTGACCCAACCGATACTAGATTTACTGTTATAAGTGGATCTGCCGTAGGTACTGTGGATATTGATGATATATTCGTAATCAATATTAAACGAAGTAGGTACAAAGAAAAAGTAGATCCGGGAAATTGGGAACTTAAATTGAGCGGTTCTACTGGATTTACCCATTATATTGATGATTCCGGGCAAACAATATCAGATACCGTGGGGCGTGCAGGTAGGATATTTAATATAGTATCTGGTTCATTGAACCTAGGCTCAGCAGCCGCTTCCATTAGCGCCACAACTGCTTCTAATGGGCAAGGATTCGGATTGTTTTATCCGGATATTGGTATTTTCATTATTAATCCAGCGGCGCTTACAGCGTCAGTAGGAGCAGAAATTCTACCTAATAAATCATTAACAGCATATCAGTATAATCAACGATTATTATTCACTGCTATTTCTGGTGCGGCTGATTTCCAAGCTAGGTCAACTGAAAATGTTAGTTCTAATCATTATTTCATTCGTGTAAATAATCGTGAATTTAACTTCTCAAACAATCCAACGTTTACAACTGGAAGCATTGGAAAGTTCAAGCATACTACAATGGAAGGCGATCCAAAGACATATCCGACTACAGTTGGGTTGTATAATGACGCGAACGAAATTATAGCGGTAGCTAAACTAAGCCAAGCACAGAAGAAATCGTTTGATTCAGAAATGCTTATAAAAATAAAATTGGATTTTTGATACAATCTTCTTACTTAAACTAAAATTGGGACATATTGCAACCACCAGATAGAGATAAATTATGAAAGATAGAACACAAGAAATTAGAAACCTGATGGATCTTGTTAACGAGGGCATTACCATCGATGAAGGTTATGAATCAAACGAAGTCAAACAAGCCATCAAACAACACGAAAAGGGGCAGGGCAAGGGAGATGATACGCAATATAATATGAGATTGCAAATAACAGGAGACAATGGTGCTAAAACTAAATGGTTGAATGTTCTACCATCGACTGCCGTTAAAATAGCTGACCTGCTTGAAAAGGAAAAAAAGTATTAGAGATTAATTACTATGAAAGACCGAATTAATGAAATGCGACGTATTATGAATACCGTTGGCACACCATCAATCAGTAATAAACCAATGGGACTTCATACCACAGATGAAACTATGAATGAAGCCAAATATAGTTTTATAAAGCAAAAGGATTTTAATTCATTTGAAGCTGACATTGGTAAATTGGTTAAAAAGTATTGGGATTCTGGTTGTACCATTGATGATTTTATCGGATCGATCGAACGATATGTTTCAAAGCCATTCAATAAAACCTAGGATATAAATTATGAAAGACAGAATCAATGAAACACGGAAGTTGATGGATTTATTATCCGAAAAGAAATATCCGATCGAAAAGGCCGACCTGGATAATACTACACACTTGGGTAAGATTAGAGATGCTCTTGTGAAGGCTGGATTTAAGGGAACATACGATGATCCATATAGCACCTTTGATATATTAGCACATGGTGTATATTGTGAGATCGAAGTCGGTAATGAAAATGTATTTATAAAATTCCCCCCTTCTGCTCTTAGAACAAACGGCGCATCTCCTGATAAGTGGGCGAAAACTCTAAAGGATTTTATGAAATTCATAGGAAATTACAAATAAGCCGGCATAATTGAAGCTAAGGAGAAGTGCATCTTTCTACCAACTATAGAATGAAATAATTATGAAAGACAAAACAGCAGAAGTTAGAAAATTAATGAATATCGTTAATGAAGGAGTCGTTAATTTACATGAAGGGTCTACATCATATAGTGTCGATGAATATGTTCATGACCTGACGGATAAAGTAGAACGATTGCAATATGCCATTAACCGAAATGATTTTGTTGATGATGGCGATACTTTCACTGATAAGGGTGGACTGTGGGCGTCCTCGCGTGCGGTGTTGGAGGCATGCAAGGTTTTAGAAAAGAAAGCAATGAAAGAAAAACGCCCAGCTCTGGATATAATACGTATCTAATGTGGAACTACAATATTAAACCTTCTCATATTTATATGGGAAGGTTTTTATTTATATGACTGTATTATGATAAAGCGAATTAACCCACAAGATTTTTCAATTAGACCATTCAAAGCCTATAAGTTATGGGATTTGAATCAGGGATCCAATGGTATAAAAGTATTTCGTGGATCACAGGAAACGGGAAGTTCTTTCATAAGCGCTTCAGTTGTTAGAACAAACGGAGTGCCGAAGCGTTCTATATTTGATGGAATTAATCAAATGTATTATAAGAATAATACAAATTTCCATATAATAGGACAGAGGGGCATTTATGAAGAAAATATAAGAACAATTCATACTTTCTGTAACGTAATCAGTATACCGGGTATTTACATCGGGGAAGAAATAAAACCTACTACTATACGAATAACAGATGCGGTAACAGGAAGAGTCTATGTCGATGATGGTAAGGGTAACCTGGTTGATAATGCCACATCATCCATATCAATTGGGAATGTAATTTATCCACATGGACTTGTCATAGGAACTCACACTGGTTCATTGTATTCAGAATCATTTTCAGGAAACTTTGATCTTCAATTTAGATCGACAACTACCATATATGAAACTGAGATATTCATTGAAGTGAGCGAAGGCGAATTTAACGTATCTCAAAACCCAACGGCTTATATAACGGATACTGGAAGCCGATGGGATGGGTTCATTCGTAAAAAAGGATGGTACGATGTTCCTGGACAAGGAGAAATATTCTATGATTTAAATTATACATCATCGTTCAATCCAAGTTCATTTGGCGGATTCGCTGATTATGATTATTCATCTTCTATTGACCCAACTGGATCGTTCTTGGCACCATACATCACTACGATTGGATTGTATACTGATAATATGGATTTGGTGGCGGTAGCTAAGTTGGCTCAGCCCATTAAATCATTGCCCGATTGGCCAATAAACTTTATAATTCGGCTGGATATATAAATGTGGAAATATAAAAATAAGGTTATAAATGACATAATCGATATGCCGGAAGATGCAATTGGTTTTATTTATGAAGTAGAACACATCCCGACTGGAGCAAAGTATATCGGTAAGAAAGTTTTATTCTTTGAACGCAATGTGAAGATAGGGAAACGGGAAGTTGCGAAATTGAAAGAAGAAAGAAAAGCAAATGGCGTCGGCGGAAGGCCCGCATCTAAGAAAAAAGTAATTAAGGAATCCGATTGGAAGGAATATTACGGTAGTTCTGAGAAGATGAAAACTCTTGTTAATGGTGGTGAATCAGCTGATTTCGATCGGACTATATTACAATTTGTATCAACTAAAAAGTTATTAACTTATTATGAAGCCGAGTTGCTTTTTAGAAAGGATGTATTGAACGATGATACCTATATAAACGACAACATACTCGCTAAATTCTATAGAAAAGATTTTAGTAATTAATAGAGCTGAATCCGTCCACCTTTTTAATTTCAATTAGATTATCAATGATATCTCGCATTACATCTAAATGGGATATTACCATAATAAAATCAAATTGACCTTTTAGATAATCGAATAACCAAGCCAAGTTATTAATATTATTGGAATCCAACGAACCCATTCCTTCATCAATCACAAGGAAATTAGAACGAGGCAGGTGGCATATATTCATAAGAGCAACTCGAATTGAAAGTCCAGATATAAATCTTTCCATTCCAGAGCACATTTCTAGCGGCCATTGATCATCTTCATATACTATCTTGCCGTTGATATTCTTTCCATCCATTTCCAATACCATTCCGAAATCAACAACTTGTTGCAGAATGTTATTCACTTCACCTTCAACGACTGGCAATGCCTTTGTAATAAGTTCATATGGGATACCATCTCGTTTAACTGCGGCAAGATAATACTCATATGTTTTATATGTGTTTTCAAGCGACAGTAATAAATTCAATTCAGTATTACACATATCCAAATTAGCTTGAGTATTAGCAACGTCTCCATTGATACTCAATAGCTCTTTATTCATTTTATCAATATTAGATGAAACTGAGTCAAGTATAACATCAATTTCGGCAATTTCAACATTGAGTTTCTTATTTTGTTTG